GTGGTGATAAGCCTATTCAAATTAAATGGCAACAATAACATTTAATAAGTAATTACAAGGTTTATTGGTTTAATTATTCAAGATGCAAATGTAAATTGATACAGTACATTATAGGAATTTTAACAGCAGATTTGTCAAAATGCTAACAAGATCAACAGAAATATTACAAACAGAATACAAAGAGAATACAAAACAATATAAAACTTAGTAATTGCAACAATACCTATTGATTAAATATCAATAGTTTTATTATTTGCTTATTTTCTGAGGTTTTGGGGGGTTTTATTTCGCATGGCACACCAAATTTTTTTTGCAGCGTCATGTAAATGTTAGGGTAGTTACACACAACTAGATTAGGAATTTTATGATGGAATTTGATGACGAACAAAAAGGTTACTCTGCTGTAATCTACATTATGGAAAGCAGCAAATCAGTTGTAGTTCACTTTGGTGGCTTCAACGATCTGCATGAGTGCAGATACTTTTCTCATCACATCATGGAAGATTTTGGCATTGAACAACTACTAAACGTACCTCAAGGAGTTACAGTACATTAGGGGGGTTTTGTTTTTAAATGCCAGAGATTGTCATTCCGTATAAACCAAGAAAATTGCAAAATTTTTTGCATAAAGAAATTGATAAGCACCGATTTAACGTAATCGTTGCACACAGACGAAGTGGTAAGACAGTTATGCTTGTGAACCATATGATAAAAGCAGCTCTTACTTGTCCCTTGCCAAACCCCAGATATGCCTTTATTTCGCCAACATTTAAACAGGGTAAAGCAACAGCTTGGGATTACATTAAACAGTTCGCTGGTAAAATACCTGGAACAAAGTTTAATGAGTCAGAATTAAGATGCGATCTACCAAATAATTCAAGGATAACTATTTTAGGTGCAGAGAACGATCAAGCATTAAGAGGTATATTTTTAGATGGTTGTGTTTTTGATGAAACGCAATCTATCAAACCAACTATCTTTCCAGAAGTCATAAGACCAGCTTTGGCAGACCGAAAGGGTTGGTGCGTATTCATTGGAACGCCAAGAGGACGTAATTATTTCTATCAGCTCTACAAAGATGCTAAAGAGAACAAGGAATGGTACGCTGGGTTGTTCAAAGCTAGTGATACAAATATTTTAGATCAAGATGAATTAAATGCTGCAAAGCAAATGATGTCAGAGGATCTTTACGAACAAGAATTTGAGTGCAGTTTTCAAGCTGCTATAACTGGTTCATATTATGGTGCTTTAATAGAGCAAATAGAGGCACAGGGACGTATTACAGACAATCTGTATGATGAGAACCTTGATACTGAAACTTGGTGGGATTTAGGCCTCAATGACAGTACAGCGATATGGTTTGTCCAAAGGTATAAAGGAGAAATCAGATTAATAGATTATTATGAAAATGCTGGTGAGGGTTTGGATCACTATGTAGATGTCATTAATAGAAAAGAATATGAGTATTCAAGGCATATAGCTCCCCATGATATTAAGGTCAGGGAGATAGGTAATTTTGGTAAGTCAAGATTAGAAAGTGCTTTAGAATTAGGAATTGCTTTTGAGGTAGCACCAAAACTATCTATAGAAGATGGAATTGAAGCTGTCAGAAAAGCTATACCTAATTGTTGGTTTGACAAAAACAATTGTCAAAAAGGTTTAGAAAATTTAAAGGCCTACCAAAAAAGATGGGACGACAAAAACCAATGTTTTAGAAATAAACCCATGCACAACTACGCTTCGCATTGTGCTGATGCTTTTAGAACTGGCATAATAGGTGAGGGTGTAGAAGTTAGCGACTGGGGTGAGGAAATACCAGTTGAAACAAATTATATAGTTTAATATGGCAAAAGTTACAGAATTAGAATTAAGAGGAATTATTAACCAAGAGATAAACAACTCTCTAGGTTATATGGGTGGAAACTTATCCTCATCAAGAAAAAAATCTTTGGAATACTACATGGGAGAACCATTAGGAACAGAGATTGATGGTCGTAGCCAAGTTGTAAGTACAGACGTTGCAGATACAGTTGAAACTATCTTGCCAAACCTACTTAGAATTTTTACAGCGTCCGACCAGGTTGTTAAATGCGAACCAGTAAAATCAGAAGATGTGCCTCTTGCTGAACAAGCAACGAACTACATAAATTATATTTTTAATAAAGATAATAATGGTTTTAGTATTTTATATACTTGGTTTAAAGATGCGTTAATTGAAAAAAATGGGATCGTTAAAGTTTATTGGGACGATAGCATGTCTATTGAACAAGAAACTTATGAAAATTTAAACGATCAGGAATATCAGATTTTAATTAATGATGACAATGTTGAAATAGTTTCTGAAGAAGAATTTGTTGATGAAAAAGCAAAAGAACAATTAGATCAAATAAAACAACTTGCAGAAGCACAAGGTCAAGAAATTGAAGATATACCAGAACCAAAATTACATAATGTGGTTATTAAAAGAACTTCAAAGTCTGGCAAAGTTAAAATAGAAAACATACCACCAGAAGAATTTTTAATACAAAGAACTGCTAAGTCTATTGAAGATGCAAACTTCGTAGCTCATAGAGTTATGAAAACAAGATCAGAACTTATTGAGATGGGTTTTGATAGAGAGATTGTTGATGATCTTCCAACATCAAATAACATTTTGTTAAATGATGAAAGATTAACAAGGTATGCAGATATAGATGAAAGTCCGTTTAATGATGCACCAGATGAAAGCACACAAGAGATTGAGCTGTATGAGTGTTATGTCAGAGTGGATATGGACGGAGATGGTATTGCAGAGTTAAGAAAAGTTACTGTTGCTGGAAGTGGTGGCTATACAATTCTTGAAAACATGGTTTGTGATTTCATTCCATTTTGTTCATTAACTCCAATCCCAATGCCACACAGATTTTATGGCAGATCAGTTTCTGAATTAGTTGAAGATGTCCAATTGGTTAAATCAACTGTTATGCGTCAGTTGTTAGATAATATGTATTTAACAAATAATAACAGAGTGGCCATTATGGACGGAATGGTTAATCTTGATGACTTACTTACATCAAGACCAGGTGGTGTTGTTAGAACTAAGCAACCACCAAGTCAGGTTATGCTGCCAATGCAAAATCAAACTATTTCGCAACAAGCATTTCCGTTATTAGAATACTTGGATACAGTAAGAGAAACAAGAACTGGTGTTACTAGATACTCACAAGGTTTAGATGCAGATAGCTTAAATAAAACTGCAACTGGTGTTAATACTTTGATGAACCAATCTCAAATGAGAATGGAATTGATTGCAAGAGTATTTGCTGAAACTGGTATCAAAGATTTATTTAGAAGAATATTTGAGCTTACTGTTAAGTATCAAAACAAAGAAAGAATTGTAGAATTAAATAATAAATTTGTAGCTGTTAATCCTACTGAATGGAAAAATAGATACAATATATCTATTACTGTTGGTCTTGGATCTGGTTCTAAAGAACAACAAATTGTAATGTTAAATAATATTTTACAAAAACAATTACAAGCGTTTCAATTACAAGGTAACAAAGAATATCCAATGGTTACTTTGAAAAATATTTATAATTCATTATCAAAAATTATTGAAGAAGCTGGATTAAAAAATGTTGAAAACTATTTTGTTAATCCTGATATGGGTAGAGATTTAGTACAACCATCTCCTCCAGCTCCACCTACACCAATTGAAAAAATTGAGTTCACTAGAATAGCATCTGAGGAAAAACGAAAAATTGCAGAGCTTGAATTAGAAAACAAAAAAATCAAAGCTGATACTGCTGATAAAATATTGGCATTTGAAACTAAGATTAAAGAGATGGAGCTTAAATATAATACACAATTAGATACTGCTAAAATAAAAGCAGACGCTGAAATAGAAAAATTAGTTACTGCTAATAGAAATAAAACTTTTTTAGCTGCACAACAAACATCAGATAGACTAGATCAACAAGTAAGTAATTTAGATGGACAGGGATCAAGAGGGCAAACTCCAAGAGGAATTAACCCAAGCGAACAAAGCTAAACAATTATTTGAAAACCCTTTATTAAAAGAATCTTTTGATAAACTAAGAAGTTTATACTCAGAAAGTTTATTTAATACTGGTGCAACAGAAACTGAAGCAAGAGAAAAACTTTGGTTGGCCTACAATGTTGTAAGTAAAGTAGAACAAAATTTATTAGAGATGATTGATACTGGTAAGTTAGCTTCTAAGCAATTGGAAGATTACCGAAAAAATATCAAAAATAAAAAATTCTAATCACAAAGGTTAGGATAAGCTAACCTCATTCAGAGGAGCTTAACTTAAAAAGGAAAATATATGTCAGACAATCTAGCCAATCCGTTAAAGGAAGCTGAAACTGATGTGCAAAAAGCACAAAAAGCAATAAGTGGTTTATTAAATCCAAAGGAAGAAGAAACAACTGAGGAGCAACCACAACAAAAACAAGATTCTCCTGAACCACAAGAAGTGGAATCTGAAGAAGATCAACCACAGGAACAGGAAATAACAGAAGAAACTGAGTCTGAACAAGATGAAGTTTCTGAAGAAGATGTATCTCAAGACGAAGAACAAATTGATACTCAAGAGAAACAAGATTCCACCTACAAGGTAAAAGTTGCTGGTCAAGAATATGATGTTACCCTTGATGAGTTGAGAAATGGTTACTCAAGAGATGCTGATTACAGACGAAAGACTGAAGAATTGTCTTATGAAAAGAAACAATTTCAAGCTGAGTCTGAAAAGCAAAGACAAGACTATTCTCAAAAGCTAAAAGATTTGAATGAACTATTGTCTGCACAACAACAACAGCTAAATGCAGAAATAAATTCTGCTGATTTAGATAAGTTGTATGACGAAGATCCAACAGAAGCTGCAAGAGTGGAAAGAAAGTTAAAAAAAAAGCAAGATGCTTTAACTGAAACTTTAGAAAAAACTCAAACAGAACAAAAACAACAGTTTCAAACTTATTTACAAGATCAACAAAGAAAATTGGTATCAAAAATGCCAGAATTTTCTGATCCTAGTAAAGCATCAAGTTTAAAAACTAATATGAAGATGACTTTGAACAAATATGGTTTTAATGACCAAGAAATTGCTCAAGTGTACGATCATAGAATTGTTATGTTGGTAAATGATGCCATGAAATATAGAAGTTTGCAAAATTCAAAACCGAATTTAGCAAAAAAAATTCTTAAACCAGGCAAAGTTTTATCGTCAGGTGTTAAACAAGGCAAAGCTGAAGTCAATCTTAAGGCCAGAAAGGATAAGTTGAGTCGTCTAAAGAAAACTGGAAGTCATAAAGATGCTGCCAGTATATTTTTAGATATGATTAACAATAAATAACTCAACCAAAGGAGATAAATTATGGCTCAGGTAACTGGAACATATAGCGTCTATGACGCAAAAGGTCTTAGAGAAGATTTATCAGATATAATCTACTCTATAGCACCAACTGAAACTCCATTCATGTCAGGTATTGGCAAAGAAAAAGCAACTGCTGTACTTCATGAGTGGCAAACTGATAGCTTAGCTTCTGCTTCTGCTGCAAATGCACAAGTTGAGGGTGATGAAATTTCTTTCGCTGCTCCAACTGCTACAACTAGAGTAAATAACAGAACACAAATCTCAAGAAAATCTGTGATTGTTTCTGGTACTTTAGAAAGTGTAACAAAAGCTGGTAGAAACAATGAATTAGCATACCAAATCTCAAAAGCTTCTAAAGAGCTTAAAAGAGATATGGAAAGTTCATTAACAGCAAACAACTCACCAGTAGTAGGTGATGACTCTACAGCAAGAGAACTAGCTGGATTAGCTGGTTGGATTCAAGCAAACAATGATGCTGGTGCTGGTGGAGCAAATGGTCAAGTATCAAGTGTTGATGTGCCTGGTACTGCAAGAACTGATGGAACTCAAAGAGCTTTCACAGAATCTCAACTTAAATCTGTTATCAAGAAATGTTGGGACGAAGGTGGTGATCCATCAATGATCATGGTTGGCTCTTTCAACAAACAAGTGCTATCTGGCTTTACTGGTGGTTCAACTAGATTTGATCCAGCAGAAAACAAAAGATTAGTAGCTGCTGTTGATGTATATGAGTCTGATTTTGGTTCAATGACTGTTGTACCAAATAGATTCCAAAGAGCTAGAGATGTATTTGTTCTTCAACCAGATATGTTTGCAACTGCTTTCCTAAGAGATTTCCAAATCATGGATCTTGCAAAAACTGGTGATGCTACAAAACAAGCATTATTAGCTGAGTACACACTTGTTTCAAGAAATGAAAAAGCAAGTGGTGCTGTATTTGATGTAACTACATCATAATCTATAAAATTATAGGGGGAGCAATCCCCCTATATTCAATCAACATTTTGTTTGGTCTTTGAAGTCATTGACGGAACGAAGCAAATAAATAAGGAAAAAAAACATGAGAACACTTAACGATTATTTTTTAACATCTGCTATACCTGATGTTTCAACTGCATCATCTACATTTGTAAATGTACCTGATGGTGGAAGAATAATTAAAATTTTTGCACATAACCAATCAACAACTACAGGAACTGCTGCTATTACTTTTGAAATAGATGGTGTTGCTTGTACGTCTGCTGCGATTAGTCATGTAGCATCTGGTTCTGCTGGTAAAAAATATGAAGTAGAACCAACTTCATTAAACAGCGTAAATGAGGGATCAGTTATTGAAGCGATCACAAATGGTGGATCAACTAATACTTCAATAATGGAAATCACTTACGTTATAAGAAGATAACAGAATTTGTGGGGATCTTGCTTAGCCAGTACTTCCCCACAAATACCAATTTTATAAAGGAGAAACTATGTACGGAAAAAAACCAATGAAGAAAAAAAATAAAAAATCTAAAATGAAAAAAAAGAAAAAGATGAAAAGTATGAAAGGTAAATACTAATGTCATATAATTACGGATTATTTCCAATCAAAACACAAAAGGTAACATCTAGTGGATCTAGTGCTGCTACAACTGATGCTTTGTTAGCTCATACACAGTTTGTAAGACTTGTTGCTACTGCTAATGGTAATGTTGCTTTTGGTGCATCACCAACTGCTTCTACAAGCACAATGTATATACCAGCTAACGACATAGAAATTATTAAAGTTAGACCAGGTGAAAAAGTTGCATTTATAGGTAGTGGCGATCTTTATGTTACTGAATTAAGTGGCTAGGCAAAAGTTTGTTCATTTTGTTCCTAGAGATAAACCACCCAAATTAGGTAAGCATAAAAAAAATTTAAATAAGTCTGAAAAAAGGCAAAAGAAACTAACAAGATATAAAGGTGGTGGACGTTGAATAAGTCTATAGAAAAAGATGGTTTGTTAAGTGATACTTTTATTGGCACAGATAAAGGTGTTGTTCATGAAAGAAAAATAGATCACAAACCAATTATTGAACACAATAAAAAACTATACACACAAAATGATGGGTATAGTGCAGACAAAGGTTTAAAAAGAGTGGCCTCAATACCGACACTTGTTTTAGAAATTTGGGCTAAAGAATATAACAAAGATCAAAATAATGGTAACTGGTTTGCTCTACCAAAAGATGTTCAAACAAAAATTTTAAAAGAAAAACTTAATAGTTCTGATTATAGATATTTTAGAACTGCACCAGGAAGATTTTAATGGCATTAACAAATTACACAACACTAAAAGCATCAATTGCAAATTGGTTAAACAGATCAGATTTAACTGATGAGATAGCAGATGATTTTATAGTTCTTACTGAAGCTGATTTCAATTCAAAACTAAGAATTAGAAAAATGATTGCACAATCTACTTTTACAATTGATTCAGAAACAGAAGCGTTACCAACTGGTTTTTTACAAGTCAGAGATTTATATATTTTAAGTGGTAGTACAAAGCACCCATTAAGATACATGACTCCAGCACAAATGGATCAAGTTCATGGTACATCTGAAACAGGATTGCCAAAAGCATATACAATTCTAGGTGATACATTTAGATTTATGCCAAAACCTGATAACTCATATTCTGGTGTTTTAAATTTTTATAAAAAATTTGATGCTTTGTCAGACACAAACACAACAAATTTTATTTTATCTAATCACCCAGCTATATATTTATATGGTTCATTATTTCATGCTGCAAACTTTTTAGGTGGATATAACCCACAACAAGTTCAAACTTGGCAATCTATGTTTGCAACAGCTATGGAAAGATTAGAACAAAACGATAGAGAAGATCAATTTAGTGGTTCTCCTTTACAGATAAGATCAGAGGACTCTGTACGATCTGCTTTCTCTAATAATTATTCAACATCAACTAACTAGGTTTATATGCAATTACCTTTTGGCGAATGGTTGCCAGACCAACCAGATCATTTAAATCCAGGTGCAACTGTAGCAACTAATGTTTATCATGCACAAGCAAGTTACAAACCAGTAAAAGGTTTAGTAGCTTATAGTGGTGCAAGTAATGTTACACAAAATGCAAAAGGTGCTGGTAGTTTCAGAGATAATACAAACACAGTATTTACTTTTGTTGCTACACAAGAAACCATTTATCAATTATCATCAGGAACTTTTACTGAAATAGGTGCAAGAAATGTTAAATTAGCAACAGCTAAAGCATTTTGCACAATAACTGTTTCTGACCATGCAAATATAGGTGCTGGTAAAACTATAACTTTAAAAAAAAATGATGGTACAACAGTTGTTTTTACATCAACTACTGGAACTCCATCTACTAATCAGTTTCAAGTACAAACTAATAATAATACAACTGCCACAAATTTAAAAAATACTATTGATGGTCATGCTGATTTTACGGCAACAGTTTCAGATGCAGTTGTTACTGTTACCAGAGCAACAATTGGAAATGAAAATTTAATCAATGTTTCAAGTGATACTGTAAGATTAACTACTACTAATTTTTATGGTGGAAAACCCTTAACAGGCACAGATACAGATTACATAACTTTTACACAATTTGGACAGTATGTAATTGCTAGTAATGGAGTTGATGAACCACAATATTATTTAATGGGTGATTCAACAGTATTTAAAAGTTTATCAACAATTGCAAACAATGGAACACCACCAACTTTTAAAGTTTCAGGTGTTGTAAGAGATTTTTTAGTAACAGGAAATATTGTAGATGCTAAAAACAGAGTAGCATGGTCAGGTATCAATGACATTGCAACTTGGGAAGCTGGTGTTAGTTCATCAGATACACAAGATTTGCCTGGCTCTGGTGGACAAGTAGTTGCGATAACTTCTGGTGAAGTTGGGTACGTTTTTAGAGAAGATCAAATCATTCGTATGGACTTTGTTGGTGGAAACGTTGTATTTAGATTTTCAGTTATTTCACCAAACAGAGGTGCTGTATATGGTCAAACAGTTTGCCAAGATAACAGACAAGTTTTCTTCTACGCATCAGATGGATTTTTTCAGATTAACGGAGATCAAATACTTCCGATAGGAGCTGAAAAAGTAAATAGATTTTTTGATAGTGATTTAAACAAAGCATATACAGATAGAATAACTGCTGCTGTTGATCCTTTTAATACTTTAGCGATTTGGTTATATCCAAGTAAAGATAATCCAAACACTACTGGAATTTGCGATAAACTTTTGATATACAACTATGTAACTCAAAAGTGGTCAGTTGCTAAAGTTAAAGCATCACAAATCTTTAAACAATTTGTAGTAGCGAACACAGTTGAGTTGATGGATATTATAAGTTCTGATCTTGATGAAATAAATATTTCACTTGATACAAGATTTTGGGAAACAGGACATTTGTATTTAGGTGCAGTTGATGAAAATTTCAAAGCAGCTATATTTTCTGGAAAAAACTTAGAAGCTGAACTTGAAACAAAAGAAACAGAATTATTTCCAGGTCTTAGAGCTAACATAACAGCAGTAAGGCCATTAGTTGATGCTTCGTCTAATGTAGTTATTAAGACAAGAGATAAACTTGCAGATACAGTTACAATCTCATCATCAAGTACTATGAATACAACTGGCATAGCTCCAGTAAGACAAAGTGGTAGGTATTTTAGAGCTAATGTAAAAATACCAGCAGAAACAATTTGGAATAATGCACAAGGAATTGACTTAACAGCTAGTCAAGGTGGATCAAGATAATGAGTGATAAAATAGATATAGATAACATTAGATATTCTTTTGAAGCACAAGAGCTGTTTCAAAGACAAGTAGAGGAAGCTGTAAATACATTAATTAATAAAAATAATACTGAAAGCGATAAAGCATTTAGTTGGTTTATGAATTAGGAGTAACATGACAACAAACATTAAAGATTATTCAACAACCCAAGCAAACAATACAACATTAAACTCTATTGATGTTAATGAGGGTATGCTACCAAGTAATCTTAACAATGCCATTAGAGCATTGATGAAGAATACTAGAGATTGGTTTAATGATGC